ACGCAAGCGTATGTATATGCTAAACACTTCGTCAAGTTTTGCAATTAATCTTTGTCTTTTTGTTTTTTTCGCCATTTGAATAAACCCCAGTTATCTTATATTTATATAACTGTTTTTTTATGTTTTAATTTATAACTATTTTTAATTATAAATAATGCAAAGTTATATATTTTATTTTAAATAAAAAAAATTATTTTTTCCAGTGCTTTGTTATCTTTTCTGCACTACGCATACCAAAATAACCACCATAGACCAATAATAATAGTGAAGAAAGTAGGTCTATCCAGTTTGGGTCTATTTTAAAGCCCTCTAAGGAGCTATCTAATATGATGTAAAGGAATAGGGTTAAAGTTAAAAACGCTAAGCTTAAAGGCCTTATATTTTTGCTTAGCCAACTATCTGAACCCATATCAGCAGTCCAGCGTTTTGTGGTTTCTTGCATTTCAATAACATCGTGGCGAAGTTCTTCTAACAACATTTGTTTATCAGTTTCACTTAAACCAGTATCGCCTTTTATTTTTGTGGCTAATTCGTTTAATGCTTCAACACCAGTAATATTACCAGCAACAGTAAGAATCTCTGGTGCTACTTCTTTACCTTGTTTTACAAGCCACCTAAGAGCATCGCCTACTCTTGTTGTACCGTTTTTTTGTTTATACTTTCCTGGCATAGTTCCAACGTGCTTTAGTTTTTCGGATATCATAATGTACAAAAGTGTCGTAGAGCCCCAGTCCGCCCTGAAGCATTAAACCCATATCAATCAAATCTTCTATAAGTGTAAAAACTTCTATTGGTTTTAAGCTATCTATTGTTATATCAGCGGCCTTCCCCAAAAGGTGTTGTGAAGTTTTTGAGCCACCTACTTTTTTATTGTGTTTTGGGCTGCGGTATGCACTATTAATTCTAATAGGCCTACCAGTATAATCCCTTAAAAACTGTAATTGCCCAGCCAGTTTAATAATATTTTCATAAACTTCAAGCGGCATTACAGCCCCACTTTTACACTTAAACTCTTTTATTTTAAAGTTTTTTGTCATTCTTTTTTTTGTGCGTTTCGTATATCTTCTGAAACGTATATACAATAGAAGCTAATAAAAGAATAATCTTTAAACTATTCTCAACGTGCGTAAAACTTACACCTAAACTTATAGCATTAAAAAACGCTAACCTCAAATCTTGTACACTCATAGCATCAATCCCTTTAGAAAGTTGTTCCATTTAGCAATCAGCCAAAACTGAAACTGCTCTATTTTATCTGCTATGTATCTTAATCCTCTTACCATTACATTTTATTTTCTTGATAGTCTATCCCATAAAAACTATGTACACCATTACCATCAGCAACCGCAACTGCACTTGTTTTCCAACCATAAGGGTGGCTTTCAAGATCTTTCCAAGCTACGTCTAAATGATATTTGTCACTTAATACTGGTGCTTTTATTTCATTACCCTCCGCATCGTACTCGCCTTGTTCTAAAACTATATGACCAAGTTCTACAATAGCGTGTCCGTGAGTAGCATTGCCCTCATCATCTACTCCCAATGCTGTGATTTTAGCATCAGAAGTAGACTTATCTGTAAAGGCGTATTTACCAATCTTAATCATCTTCTTTTGGTATTGACTCATTGAGTATCTTTACAATCTCTTGCGCTTGTGATAATACTGCAATAGGAAGCGTGTTAATGACTTGATTTACTCTTGCGATTTGTTCTTTAGTAATTTCCATAGTTATATTTTTATGTAAATATACAAATTATTCTGGTAAATCTTCGTACTCGTCTTGATAGTCACTTGGCAAGTAAGACTCCATTTCTGTAATTTGTTCTGCACTTAACTCATCTTTATAAAAGTCATTTGCTAAAACCCATTTAAAATGGTCTTTAATTGCTTCTACATTTTCATCAGCACCTATTTGACTTAATTGGTCTGGTATCTGTCGTGCAATTAGTGTTTTGTGGCTTTCCTCTGTGTTGTCAGATGTTATTAGATTTTTAAACATTATTTATGATTTTAATAGTTCTACTTCTTCTTTTAACTCTTGTATTGCTTTAACAAGTACTGGTACAAGTTTTGAGTAGTTTATTCTTAAAGAATCTTCGTTAGAATCATTAACAAGCTGTAAAACTTCATTATCTACTTCTTGTAATTCTTGCGCTACAAACCCAAAACCTATTGTACCTTTTTCGTTAGCTACAAATTCTTCTGTAATAGTAATTGGGTTACCATCTTCGTCAAAAGATTCTGTTTCTACTATTTTGGCTCTATTATCCCAAATATATTTTCTTGGTTTTAAACTATTAATAAATTCTAAACCATAAGGTAAATCCTCAATGTCTTTTTTATCTCTTGCATCAGACGGAGTAGTACCAGAAGCATATAATTTAAGACCGAATGGAGAAGTTGCAGTATCTAACATTAATACATCCCCATTAGAAGCACCACTTTGTAATCCAGGCATTTGTAATACAGTATGACTTGAATTACCTAATACAATAAAATTACTTTGTCCAACTGGACTTGTTGCAGCATCTTTACCTATTAAAATACTATTTGAAAACGCTGTTGGCTGACTACCAGAACCAGCATTAAAACCAATAGCAACGTTATCAGCACCAGTTCCACTAAAAAAAGATGCACCTTGCATAGCATTTGTGCCTATTGCTACATTGTTATTTCCATTATGATAACCTAACGTATTGTAACCAAGTGTAGTGTTAGATGCACCAGTAGTTGTAGAATACCCAGCTTTATAACCTACATTAGTGTTATTTGATCCAGAAGTATTTGAGTAACCAGCGTCATAACCTATACTTAAAGTTGCAGCAGATGTGTTGCTTCTTGAAGCATTTTTTCCTATTAATACAGTATTACTTCCAGAGTTTGAATAACCAGCAGTACCGCCTATTATTACACAATCACTAACTGCACTACCTATACTTCTTGCTGCTTGAAAACCTATTGCAACGTTATTATTACCAGTACTATAAGACCTTAAAGCACCCCAGCCAATTCCAACACTACCAGTACCATTGTTTGTTCCAGAACCTTGACCAGCTAAAGCACCTACAAAAACTCCAGTATTTCCAGTTCCATTTTTACCAGCTTCATAACCTACACAAACTCTATTAGTTCCAGTTGCATTTGAGTAACCAGCTTGGTAACCAATGTTTGTGTTTTCAGTTCCATTTGTGTTTGAATTACCAGCATCTATACCAAGAACAGTATTACCTTGAGGATTACCACTTAAACTACTTGGAACTTCGCCAACGTATAAAGAACCAGTATCAACTAAACAATCTGAAAGACCATTTAAGTCTGATGCACCACCACCACCTAAATTAGATGGGTCAATACGAACATTATCCGTACCATCATAACCGACCACAAAATCAACATCTGCTGGGTCAGTTTTTAAAGTAAATTCACTAAATTTTTTATTTGCCATTTTTTTTAAAATTTATTCTATTATTATATATTCATTTTGTTCTGTTTGTAAAAAGTCGCCATTCTCTGCTAATACTTCAAAGAAAGGTGTAGGTGTTGGGTCTGTATAAGGATAGTAAATATTTCCCCATCCGCTTACTGTTGGATTACCCCACCAAGTTGTTTCGTATATTTTTCCCCAGCTCATTATATTGTTGTTAGTTGTATAGCTTCTGTTTGTGTTAATACTTTATCGTAAACTCTTATATCGTGTATTTTACCTTCCATAAAAGTGCCTGTTAAATTAGGATTTGAAAAAGTTAATTTATCTAATCCTGTTGGTACATCACCGCTTGTATCGGTATGTACTAAACTACCATTAACATAAAATTTAAACTCATCTTTTTTAAATGTTATAGCTAATTTATTTCTTTGATCAAAAGTTAAAGGGTTATAATCACTGAATACAATAGTACCACCTCTAACAGTTAAAGCCCTAACGCTTGTTCCTGTACCTTGATATTGAATTGTGTGCCTATTATTTGCAGTACCATCACTTAATTGTATTTCCATACCACCGCCACTTTTAAATGGTGTTGCATCAACAAACAAAGTACCTTCTGTAATATTAAACAAATTACTATCTTCAGCAAAAACCTCATCTTTTAATCTTGTTACACCATTAGCATCATCTACATTTTTAATATAGCTTGTAGCGTAACCACCAGCTTCCATCTGCGCACCCCATATAAATATACTACCAACTTCTGGTAAAATTATACTTGACCGAGTAGCACCTTGCAACGGATTTGGCGAAGTAGCAGTTATTTTTAATCTATACCAACCACCATCTAATTTATCAAAACTTGCAGTAGCAAGGTCGGTAGTTAGTGTTTCTGTAGCCATATCAAACGTAACCCTCCCATAATAGTAACTTGCACCACCAGAAAGCGTATCAGTCAAATCAATTCTACAGACACTTGTTGTTCCTGCTTTTACATAAAGAGAATAAGTGTACTCTGTGTTTGCATTAATTTGCAAAAATCCCCTTAATTCAGCAGTAAAATTAGTTTGGTCAGATTCTATTTTATATGCAGTTAATTCCCCATTTGGAGATATATTACTATTTGCGGTTATAGTTACCAAAGCTGGTGTCCAAGCTAAACCGCTAAAGTTTTCGCTATACGCTTGTAAATTTGTGCGTTGTGGTTCAAGTAAGAGCGAAGGACAGTTGCTGTTTAACCAATCTAATCTTGGTACATCATTTGTAACTTCTTCAATTAGTCCATCTTTGCGTATCCTTGTACCCTCACTTGCTCTATCAAAGTCAAAATCGCCTGTAGCATCATTCGGTAAAATAGAATATACAGTAGGATTAGTTCCTCCTTTATATCCGCTTGGTATTAATGCTAATTTAGGATTTGTCATTTTCTTTCCATTTATTATAACAAATAGCTATTGCTTGGTCTTGTTTATATTCGTTGCTTATTTCTGCTACACACCTCGTCATAAAATCGCTTTGCTTCTCGTTTGCTTTTGGTTTCGGTATTGGCATTTATATAATTTTTTAGCTTGTTTAAATTTAGCTTTTTAACTTTATATTTCATTAGAGTACCCAGCCGTTAAAAGTTGTATCAGTATCAGGACTTATATCTTCGTTTGTATTGCTGCGGTATTCTGGGAATAAATTATTGTTAAAACTTAAATAATCAACCATACGTGTTGAATAATAATTTGCGTATTCCCTTGCTTTTGCAACCAAATAATCAACTTCGTTTTTATCTACGTTTTGTGCCGTTTCGCTGCTGTGCTTAAATACACCGCCGTTCTTAATTTGATAGGCCGCAAATGGTATATAATTCATTTGAGCGAACCAAATCAACGTTGGTTGCACATAGGTGTTTACAAGTGTTAAATAATCACCTGTTAAAGTGTCAGCAATAATATCAGCACTTATTTTGTTGTATAAGTCTGAACCCAAAAGGTTTTGTATATCTATTTGCTGTGCTATCTTTATGAACTGTATGAATTTGTCCGTATCAACATTCCCATCAATGATAGAATTTTTAACAAGGTCAGTTCGTGATATAAAAAGTGCTGTTGCCATATTTAATTCTTAAATCCTTTTTTGTTCCAATATTCTGCTGTATATCCTTTTTGAGGCATATCATTCGGTGCGACTGGCACTTGTTGTTCGTTTGCCTCTGGCTTAAAGCCCCTTTTTCTTGCCTCTGTGGTCGTTATTAAATCGCCTAACCCCTTT